TCCGTAATTGATTAAACATGTTTCATTCACAAACCCACGCGTGTCACCGGGCTGGTTTCGTGGATCGACGCCTCCCAGGTACTGGCCAATCGCCGCACCGTCGAAGACGTAATCATACTCGGGATATGTGCATGTAATCACTTGAATGTCATGGACAAACGGAGGAGACCCAAGTGTCCAGTTGTCGGGGAAGATAGGTAGTCGATCAAGGTCAGCCCGTGCGAGGTTCTCCATGTCATTCTTGGTCCCATCATAGCCCCGTAGTGCATCACCTAAAGTGTCGGGAGTTGGAACCCATACAACAGACGGTATAACTCGATTTGGTGCGTCATACACAACTGCCATTCGATCGGGATTCCACCGCACAGTATTCGCATTCGCGTATACCATCACATCATTCTCAATGTGAACACATCGTTGAGTATTCGTCTTCTTCAGGTAGGAATGGAGAACAAATAGCCTCAATGATGTCAAGTGCCAGAAACCTCCGCGAAACTGTGTATCCAACTTGCTATCGAAGCCATTAGCTTCAGAGAAGTTATGACGATCCTCGACTACAATAGACAGCCCTTCAAAATGATGGAAGAACTCAGGCTCTGTAAGAACAACAATGTTTGTATTGCCATGATGCAGCAGGTTGCGAATAGACACCAGAATGTACTCTTGGAAGTTGGTCAGACATGTGAGTACAAATGTAACATCCTTTCGCAGGATACGGCGGCGGTAAGATTCTAGCGAGATGTCTGGGAGATAGGTGCCAAATGAATACTTGAGTCGGCCGACATCTAGTTCAGACCATGACGTTAGAACCACCATGGGAATCCGCGTATCTCGCTGGAAAGCACGAACTAACTCACTATCTAGTACGATCGGAATGACCTTCAAATACAATGCCTCCCAGAAACGGTGAGTGTCTACACCATTGCCTTCTGGACAGATGCAGAACTTATACTCAGCGAGTCTTCGGAAGTTATCGTTCACGTCGATCTTAGGGAGAAATGGGATTTTTCCTTTCAGTGCCTCGTAACACGCGGTACGGGCAATTCGGTTTGTACCGATCTCAAAGTTGAAGTACACATCCCGTGTCTTCCGAATAGTGTGAAGTGAACTGATCTGTTCAAGTCCGCGGACATTCCATTGGCTATTTTGAATACCAATCGGAATTGGTGTTAGCTTCGGATGTTGGACACATATGTTCTGTGCATACCACCGGATGAGTAACGGATGATCAAGGATCGGATTGGATGTGACGTTTCCATCCGAGTTATGCGTGATCAGTGTGAATGGGTTAGTGAAGGAGGATATACATCTATCAAAGTCGTTAATACGATGAGTGTATACGAAAACAATCGATGGGTTGTCATAGACCTTTGGAATGGATCCGAGTAACAGATGCTTTCGAACCTGCATGCGAATGCGAGGGTTGAAGTCGAAGTCATCCTGTGTGCCAATGTAGACGTCTGCGAGTTCCTGGATACGTTCCCCAGACACGATGTGTTTGCTATCCATTTATAAAGACCATGGACGTGGTTCTCTGTATTGGGCCGAACGATGCCGCAGTTGCAACTGCATGTATCGAGTCCATTCGAACGAACATTAATCACCGCTTCATTGTCTGTATCGTACCCCCGGGGTTCAAGGCACTCGCAATCCCAGACACGCGTTGGGTATGCGAAGATGTGTTTCCGTTTAAGAAGGCGTATATTGATACCCAGTTTAGACACCCCGAGAGAAGTGGATGGTATTTACAGCAGCTTCTAAAGATTTATGCCCCGATCGTGTTGACGCATCTATCAGACACTTTCCTGATCGTCGACGCGGATGTCGTATTCCACCATCCCGTGACGTTTGTTCGCGATGGCCGGATTCAGTTCAATGTGGGTACCGAGTATCATATCCCGTACTTTGAGCACATGGAAGGTCTGCTGTCGGGTATGCGTAAGATTAACAGTGCGTCAGGTATCTGTCACCTCATGCCCATGAAGCGGCATATTATTGCTTCGTTGATCGCGAAGGTAGAATCCCAACACGCCAAACCATTCTGGACGGTGTTTCTGGACTGCGTACCCTTACGTGAATACCATGGTTCAGGTGCATCCGAATATGAGATCCTCTTCACCTTCACGCAGCTCTATTTCCCAGGTGAGATGGAAATCAGGCCTCTAGAGTGGAAAAATAGTGACCGAGTGACGCCCAACTATCCAGGTATCTACGAGGCCGTACATTGGTACATGCGGCGTTAGGTATAGTAAGTTGGGATAGATGCATCAATTCTAGCAATCAATCCGTTAAACTCCTCTACAGTGAGCACATCGCTGCATACAAGAGTAGGTGGCCCGGTTAGGCTTGGGAAGTGGCTGTATGGTGGATAGTACAGCTTGTAGTGTTTGCTTTCACCTGTTAAGTCACATGTGATGACCTCCTTGCCATCGCGTGTCTCTTTCCTAACAGTCTTCCCAATCAACCCGTTATTTGGGAAGTAATCAAAATCGTGGATCACGATTACCTTTGCCTTTGACTTGAAGTAGTCGAATAGACACTTTCTCGACAACCATGGAGTGGAGTCAATGAACACCACATCAAATTCACGATCCGAAAGGTGAGATGCAATGAAGGATGTCCATACCTGTCCAGTTGCCATCGAGTCTTCATTGTTCGCGGGAATGTGGTAAAGTAAGTGAGAGTCGTCGTGTAGATGCCTATATTTGTTTAGCCATTCCAGATTGGACTCAATCGATACCAATTTTCGACCCGTTCCCTTGATATGGTTGCGGATCATGTGCGTACTTCCCTCTCCGCATCCGCACTCCAGAATGTCACCAGTTGTGTTCTTAAGCACCTCGAGTAGATACGGCTGGTGTGTGTAGAATGGATGATCCTTGTACGACATTTATATTCTACCCGAGTCTATCCTGTAATATGGTTCCGTACGTAGCTAGTCATTCGCATAATCTTCTCCGAACCGCGACCGGGATTGCCACAGAAGTGAACGATCTTTCCCACGTGATTCAATGTGTCGCCGTGATGAAACACATACCGATCCGATGAAAAGAGAGATCTATCTGTGTTACCCCGAGTATTGAAGTAGACGTTGAGGAACGATTGTTCGTAGAAAAAGGCACCTATGTACCCGGTGATCATCGCACGAACAGCCGCGAAGTGTTCCTGCATAACCTGACTGCGAACAAACGCAAATGTCCCAGCGTTGAACACGTAGATAGAGTTGTCTTCATAATATCGTAGCTGGCTGGCACTGTAGTTCTCGAGTGAAAAGTACAATTGGCTATGGCAGTCTTGATTCGTAGACTCAGTTGATACATATAACAGGTTGGGGTCCGCAACGAGTGGGAATAGAGTAGAGACATCGATGTGTACGATAATGTCTGAGTCGAGGAAGAGTACGCGGTCGTATGTGTCTATACCAGGAACATCGAAGATAGTAAGTTTACGCATTGACGCTTCATACGGCGTCTTCGAATCAGGCCCAGAGTGAATGATGACGTTCGGTATACGCTGGCTGCATTGTTCAACTAACGACTGGTCGCATAAAATCATGACATCTCCGGACCATCCAAATTTCCGTAGAGTGCGGATAGAGAGTTCCGCGATGTCTACATAAGAAGGCGAGTGGCCAACTGTATAATAGACTAGGTTCGTCATTGCCCAACCGTGTGGAAATCTGTCGCTAAAAATATACGCGATCATATCAAAGAATGAAAATTTATGAGACCAGGCTTGACATGATCAAGGACAACGTACCCGTTGGATCAAAGATAGCCGAGCTCGGGGTCTTCCAAGGAACATTCCTCAAACAGCTGACAAATACGCTCAGCCCATCTCATATCGTCGGAGTCGACTTGTTCTCTGGGATGATGGGATCGGGCGACCAGGACGGAAATAATTATATAACAATATCCCTAGACAGTGTATATAGTGGTCTTCTCGCGTACGCAAAAGAAACACCGACCGTGACGATAGTAAAGGGAAGCTCATTTGAAGTGCTACTCACGTACCCAGACAACTACTTTGACATGATATACATCGATGCTGACCACAGCTATGCTGGTTGTAAACGAGACCTGTGCATATCTCGCCTGAAGGTGAAACCAAATGGATGGATCATGGGACATGACTACGAGATTAACATGGCCAAGGCTACAGTTGCATGGGAGTTTGGGGTGAGAAAGGCGGTTGACGAATTCTGCAGAGAGTTCAACCAAACAATCTATGCGAAAGGGTACGATGGATGCGTTTCATATGCCATTCAGAACGTTAAGTAGCGTTGAACTTATAGAGTACTTGGTAGTTGTGCAGTAGCGTGGTTGCATTCTTAGGTTCCGACAGCACATACATACCCTTTCCGGGCATTGGACCGCCTCGATTGTATACTTGAACCATATCAGCGTATGTCTGCGACCGGTTATCAAGCCAGTAGGGGGTCGATGGAGTGTCGTCTATCAATAGGAGACTTCCCTGACGAAATGCAGGAAGGATTGCAGTGTATTCATTGAGCCCATGAGTACCTGCAGGAATTGGGTTATAAAAATCAAGGTCCCAGCTATCGAGGTAGACAACGTCTGCGACGTCGTGTCTAGTTACCCATTCCTTAAAGAACGTAACGCTATCCTGACATACAAGGGTCGTTGCAGGAGACATGTTCCCAGCGTGTTGTCTCACAAGGTCAGGATTGATATCAACTGACCAAAAACGACCACCATACTTGCGAACAAACTCGTTAAACAGATACGTACTCTGTGTACCTGCACTTGCGATACCCGACTCCAAAATGTTTAGAGGACGCGTGGTGGTCATATTCTTGAAGAGCTCCCTGAAAGTCAAATAATTGAGATGCATCGCTTTCCCCCGCCCGGAGAACATCTCATACGTATCTACTATTTGATCATAATACAGATTACCAGTTAGCTTTGCGAAATGTGCATCAATCAATTCCATTTCGTCTTTACACGAACTCCTTGTTAAAATGATCGTAGCCATAAATGCATGTAGGTTTCTACCCACATTTATGGTTTTGTTTTGAGTTGGTTTGTGGTTTATGGTGCGTCTTACGCTTAGTTGGAGTACGCGAGGCCACCCATGCCGCTCATGACGCGGAGCACGTTGTAGTTGACGGCGTACACGCGGACCTGGGCCGTGCGGCCAGAGCGGACCGTGTTGACGGACACCGTGAGCTGCAGCGTGGCCTTGTCGATACGCGAGAAGTTGCACGTGCCAGACGGCTGGTGCTCCTCCGGCTTGAGGGCGAAGGAGTACACGCAGATGCCCGGGGCAGTCGGCGTGCGGCTGTGGTGCTGGTACGGCTGCACGTACGTGAAGTAACGTCCCTCACGCTCAGTGAAGCGGTCCTGGCCGTTGAGCTGCAGCTTGGCGACCTCAATCGGGCACTTGCCAGAGCAACGCGTGCCCGAGTCGAGGATGACCTTCGCGAGCAGGTAGTTGGTCGTGTCCTCGAACAGGTACACCTGGTCATTGCCAGAGGCGTTGAGGTTCGAGTCCAGCCAGCTCGAGCCGTTGAGCGAAGGACCAACCGCAACACCCAGACCCGGGATGTACGGGCCCTGGTCGCCGCCCGAGAGACCGGCCGTCGGCACCGTGCGGTCGGCAGTGACACCCGGCTGGCCGCCGAGGGCACCGCGGGCGAGCACGTCCATGATCACACCCTCCGTCGAGAAGTCGTCGGAGTAGTTGAACGGCTGGCAGCCGTTGACCTCGGCGATGTACGTGGGGGCCGGCTGCGAGCAGTCAACGAACGAGTCACGCTGGCACACCCAGATCAGCTCCTTCACCGGGTGGTTGAAGTTCAGCTGGATCTTGTTCGAGCTCGACGTGATCGACTCGGCACCCGTGAACTGCAGCTGCTCGATGAGGTACTCGTGCGTCTGCTGAGCGAAGCGGCGACGCTCCTCCGTGTCCAGGTAGATGTAGTCGATGTAGAGCGACGCGGCCGTGAGCGTCTGGATCGCCGTCGGGACCGAGCCAGAGCTGCTGAGCTCGTAGTAGCAGCAGTTGGTCCACTGCTCGAACTCCACGTTGATGCGGACCTCGTGGTACTGGAGGGCGATCAGCGGGATGGCCAGGCCCGGGTTACGGCAGAACCAGAACTGGAGCGGGATGTAGAGCGTGCGGGCCGGGGTGCCGGCACGGGGGGCACACGAGTTCGTCAGCTCGGCACCGGCACAGGACACGTCCAGGGCATAGCCCTTGCGGTCCTTCATCAGCACGAGGTCGTGCGTGTTGCCGATCATCTCGTCGAGGGCCTTGACCGTGCCCACGTCCTGCGTCAGCTGCGTCCAGATCTGCATCCAGTCGCCATACTGACGGTCGATACGCTGGCCGCCGATCTCGAGCTCAACCGTCTTCACGACGCGGTGGCCCACGTAGTTGAGCCAGCGGAAGCGGGTGACGAGCGAGTTGTTCGCACCATCGAGCTGCACCGCCGGGAGAACCAGCTGGATGTACGTGCGGAACATCAGGTCGGCGTTACGGTTGATGATCGCCGTGACACGCTTGTTGAAGTCCGCCTGGCCGTTGAACGTCACCTCAATCGACTCCATGGCGAAGTTCGTGTGACGCTTGAACAGCACCTTCCAGAAGGTGATCTGGGGGTTGCCCGAGATGTAGATATCCTGTGCACCGTACGAGACGAGCTGAAGAAGACCGCCACCCATATTGCTTGTATGATACTCAGCAACAAAATTTCGCAGCCGAAAAAAACTGTTTAGAGGGGTGGCGACCCTTAAGTAAAATGCGAATCTACGCTGTCAACTGTGACCCTGGTCGCGGCGAGAGGCTCAAGGCAGCCGCAGCACCTCTGAACCTTGACATCGTTCTGGTTCAGTCTCCTCTCAAGGACGATCCCGAAGTGGTGCGTCGCGGGGCTACCTGTTTCGCACGCGATACATCCTATCCCACTGGATGTGCAGCCACTCTTGGACATATTCGGTGTATGCAAGCCCTCGTTGATTCAGGTGATCCTCTCGGAATCATTATTGAAGATGATGTGAGATTTCACAAGGGCTTTAATGAGGTTGTGAATGCAGTGACTCCTCATATGATGGAGGGAAATACAGATATCCTGTCGCTCGGATACATCAACATTCCCCAGGGAGAGTACTATGTTACAGGAGGACACTACATGATTCGCAATGTCGGAGTCTCAAATCCGTGGGGTGCACAGTGTTATATGATCACTCGGGAGTGGGCTGCGAAGTTCTGCAAGATCTTTGAAGTGGATGACGTGTCAATCCCCTATCAGTCACACTTCGTAACTGACTGGGTGATGTTTGATCCTATTCTCGGTGTGCGTCGTGATGCACTGATGTTGCCGATTGCTGTCGAGTCACCCGATGAACAGTCGATCTGTGCATTCAATGCTGGAAAGCCTGATCTATTCCAGCATGTCAGTCGTGATGCATTCTATCTGTGATAGCACGTCCTACATACACTACTGTACATCTCTGCACCACCGATTGCAATCTGTGGATAGCCAGATACACGCCTCTTTGAGAAAAAAGAAGGCTCTCCGCAAGCACAACGCCCATTCAAATTGATCACCTCATTTGCCAGTGGAATCGTATTGAGAAGCTCACCAAACGGACGCCGATCTGAGTCGCCAGAAAGACCGATCAGATAGACGAACTTCCCGAGCGTATCCACAGCATACTCAACGAACGGAACCAGACCTTGAAAAAACTGTGCTTCGTCAATAATCACAACTTCGTAGTTTGCCATAAACTCCTGAGTCAACCCATTCAGTGTCCCAGTCTCGAAACAAGGAAGAGAGATCCCGTCGTGGGTTGTGATGTGATTCGGAACAGAGCGAGTGTCAATGTTAGGCTTCACGATCAAGACTCGCATGTTCTTTGATATGTAGATCGCAGCGACCTCGATTGCGTACGATGTCTTTCCCGAAAACATCGGTCCGATCACGACTTCCAGAGACATTTACTTACTCCTGCCGAATAAGTGAAAATGGACACAGACCAGGTCCTTGCTCTTGGTATCGCCTGTGTCGGATTTGTCTGTGTTATTGCATGCTTGATTTACGGTGCGAACCGCATTTGGGGTAGGCGGTATCGACCGGTTTCCTTATCAGATGATATCGTGTAATTTTACGTCATTCCATGACCATGTGAGGTACAATGTGCATCGCTTCCAGCTCTTGCATCCACAGTTTCATTGCGTAGGGGATCGTCTTCTGAACGAAATCGGTCTTGTTTCCGCATGAACCGCACGAATACAGACCCTCTTGTGGGTTGACAACCGCCAGTGTTCCACAGGTCTTGCAGATTCCTGTGAGGAATGGATCAGATACATCCATCAGACGCTCCTTCGTGAACGCGGCAGCACCGTGAGAGATCATACAGTCTCGCTCCATCTCACCTACGCGAAGACCTCCATCACGAGAACGTCCTTCGCAAGGCTGGCGAGTCAGAGAGACAATCGGACCTCTTGCACGAGAGTGGGCCTTATCGATAACCATGTGCTTCAACCTCTGATAGAAGGTCGGACCCATGAAGATCTCGGCCTGCATCATCTCACCCGTCTGTCCGTTGTAGAGGATCTCGTTACCGTAGGGATGCATGCCCAGTTCGAGCATCTGTGCACGCAGTTCCTCAACCTTCATGTGGGAGTAGGGCGTTCCGTCTCCCAGAGTACCCTTCCGAACCGAAATCTTACCGAAGATACACTCCATCAGCTGTGCGATAGTCATACGACTAGGGACAGCGTGTGGATTCATAATCAAGTCAGGGCGAAGACCTGAGCCGGTGAATGGCATATCCTCTTCGTTGAGCAGCATCCCAACCGTTCCCTTCTGTCCGTGACGTGAGCTGAACTTATCACCGATCTGAGGAATACGCTCAGAGACGATTCGCACCTTTACGAAGGGATATCCATCTGAGTTCTTGTCCTGCCATACACCGTCGATACGACCAGCCTCTGCGTTCTTGTGTGTAGTCGATGCGTCCCTGAACGAATACCCAGCGGTATCGTGTCGGAGATTCACGACCTTTCCAATGACAACGTCGTTCTCCTGAATGTTCGCATGGAGGACCGGAATACCGTTCTCACCGATTGCTGCGTAGCTGGTGTTCTTGAACTTGCGAGTGTTGTGCTTCTGAGGACGCATGAACTTCTCCTCACGTCCAGAGGTTACGTTGCGATGCTCCTCGTCCTTGTACATCGTGTAGTAGAGACCGCGGAACAAACCGCGGTTCACGGATGACCGGTTCATGATGATCGAGTCCTCCTGGTTGTATCCGCCGTAGCACGCAATCGCTACGATCGCATTCATACCGAACGGCATCTCCTGCATTTTCAGAATGTTCATCGAGCGAGTCTCTACGATCGGTCGTGAGATGGAACAGAGAACATACGCGTTCTTGTCCAGTCGCTTTGCGAAGTTCGTTGCGTAGACGCACATCGACTGCTTGCCCATAGCTGACTGATAAGTGTTTCGAGGAGACTGATTGTGATCAGACAGCGGGATGGTACCTGCCATGTGTCCGATCAGCATCGACGGGTGAATCTCGTGATGAGAGTGGGACGTGACCTGCTCCTTCGTCAGGGCAATGCGAAGTGTCTCTGTCTCTGACGCATCGATGAACTCGATACACGACTTGACCCACTCGTTCCAGTCGCCACGGTTCTCGGGATACGGGGCACCGACGCGGAATACCGGACGCACAACACGACCGCCATCCGTCTCAATCAGAATGCTGTTCAGAAGCGTGTACCATGCGATGGACGTGTGAGGATGAAGACGAGAGGACGTCTTCGCTGCCCTCATCGCAGTCACGAGTTCGAGAGGCTTCGTCGTGTATGCGAGAAGAACGCCGTTCACTGTAATCGATGTTCCTTCATAGACCTTTGTGGTCGTGATCCAGTTGACACCGGACTCCGTGAGGAAGTGAAGGACCGTGGACGACGGTACGTGTTGCGAGACAGAGGTCAGAAGAGACATCGTCTTCACGATACCAACAGAATGACCTTCCGGAGTCTCGACTGGACACATGAATCCCCACGAGGTACCGTGAAGCTTGCGAGGTGCGAGTAGTTTGCCTGACTTCTCCACCGGAGTCTGAATGCGGCGAAGGTGGCTGAGAGTCGATGCGTAGGACATGCGTGCGAGAACCTGAGAGACACCGACCTTCGTTGCGTTGGATAGAGAGGTAGACGAGGAAGTGCCTAGACCCTGAACTGTGAAGTTTCCCGTAGCCAGTGCCTGCTTCATCTTTCCCTCGATGGCTGACATTTTGAGGATCTTGTAGAGGTTGTTGATGTTCAGGATCTCCAACGGTTGACCCGCCTTCTTCCATGCGTCGTTGTTCACCTCCTGAACGAACTCGTTGCGAGTATCGTTACAGACCTTCTGGAAGAGCTGTCGGAAGAGATGCGTGAGCAAGGCACCCGTTGTGACAACACGCTTGTTCGGGTAGGCATCGCGGTCGTCGAGCGGAATCTTCTTGCAGTAGGTGAGCAGA